GCCTGTTACAGCACCGTAACGCTGTAACCCCTTGCGCTGCAAGCGTTGTTACGAAAAATGGATTTGTTACGGTTCCCAGGGATATATCCCCCTATATAGAGACAGCAAAACACCTATGAAAAAAGCCCTTTCCTTGTATGTATATGTATCTTAAAAGGTGTAACAACGTAACAAGAGGCTGAGATCGCCCTGCTGGTGGGCGTTTTCGGTGTTACGGTAGGCGTAACACGGCGTAACAAGCGTAACAAGCGCAATGTTAAGCAAAGTAGACCTAACCGGCCTTATCGGTTAGCATCAGCCTGTAACGCCTAATCACAGCATGATTTGTATCTCTGAACGCAACCGGCCTTGTATCGACAAACTTGACGCATTGATGTCTGAAGCCATGGCCATAGCTAATGCCATCCGCGACAATGCCCAAGACGAGCAGCAACCCATACCGCCTGAACTGGTCTATAGCTTCAGCCGCGACTACGATAAAATCATCACCGCTCTATCGGATGCGTCTTAACTACCGCTAATATAAAAGCACTATACCGGTTAACAAATGACTAAACTAATGCGTAAGCATTACAAACTCAACTACGACCTAATCGAAAAGGTTCGTATCCTTGCTGAATTTGGTGGCCCATTAGAACATATCGCAGCCGCTGTTGGCGTTTCTTACGAATCCATCAGGCAATGGCTCCTAAACTCTAAATCCAATAACGCCAGCCAAATGGAAATTGCGCTTTCTGCGGCTATTGACGAAGGCCGCGCTAAAGGTGGTATGCGTCTTACTAATATCATCGCTAAAGCTGCTGATGAAGGCAGCACACGCGATGCACAATGGATGCTCACGCACTCACCGGCATTTCGTAAACACTACAGCGATAATGCAGCCATCTTGCGTGCTAAACAAGAAGGTATTGAATTAGCAGTGCAGGCATTAGCTGAATCTGAATTACCGCCAGAACAAGAACGTAACCTGCTACTACGTATTCAATCGAAGACTGGTGAGCAGTTAGTAGATGTCGAAGATTCTTAAACGCTTAGCTGATATTGAGTTAGACCGCACGTTTAAGGAAGAATTTGATTTAGATGTTGCGCTAGAGCTTATCCAAGCTGACCTACACCCTGGCCAGCTTGCATTTGTTGATGACACAACAACTCAGATACTGGGCATTAGCGCAGGTTATGGCGCTGGTAAGACACGGGCTTTATGTGCTAAGGCAGTGATGATGGCTGCTGCTAACCAAGGTTTTATTGGTGCTGTTATGGAGCCTACAGGGCCATTGATACGCGACATTTGGCAAAATGATTTTGATAACTTTTTAGATCAGTACAATATCCCGCATACGTTTAGAGCTAGCCCATTACCTGAATACACCTTACATTTTGCTGGCGGTGATACAAAAATCCTATGCCGTAGTTTTGAGAACTGGTCACGTATTATTGGCCTAAATTTAGCTTGGGTATTAGCTGATGAAATTGATACTGTTGCGCCTAGTATTGCTAACCGTGCATTTCCTAAGATTTTAGGTCGTTTACGTGCAGGTAATGTAAGGCAATTTGCAGCAGCATCAACACCTGAAGGTTTTAGGTGGATGTGGAATACATTCGGCAGTGATGAAGCAAAAGCTAGAACTGATAGGCATCTTATTAGGATGCGAACTATAGATAACCCACACCTGCCGCCTGATTTTATTAAACGGCTAGAGGCTAACTATGACCCTAGTTTGCTTAGGGCATACCTTGACGGTGAGTTTGTTAACCTAACAACTGGGCAGGTTTATGATAGGTTTAACCGTGAAAAGCATGTATTAACTGAGCTGCCAGATTTTAATGAGGAGGCATTACGTATTGGCGTTGATTTTAACGTAGGTAATATGTCAGCGATTATCGCAGTAAGGCTTAACAATAAGTTGTTGGTAGTGGATGAAGTAAGTGGTGCGCATGATACTGATGCATTAGCGCAGGAGATAGTACGGCGTTACCCAGGCAGGCGGATGTATGCCTACCCAGACGCTAGTGGCGGCAACCGCAGCACTAATGCAACGCAAACCGATATCCAAATATTAGAAAGCTATGGCATGGGCAATCAATCACCACGTGCTAACCCACCAGTACGCGACCGTGTGGCATCAGTGCAGGCATTACTAGAAAATGGCAAAGGCCAGATTCGGTTACAAGTCGCGGCCGGTTGTAAGCGCACCATTGAATGCCTTGAGCTGCAAAGCTATACCGAGAAAGGTGAACCGGATAAGGATGCAGGATTTGACCACATGAATGATGCGCTGGGCTATTTGGTGTGGCGTGAGTTTAACCCGTTACATGCTGGTGCAGGCCGTGGGACTGGGATCCGCATTTACTAAGCTAAGATGTTGGTACAGGAGCTGATGGCACTGTTCAAACAGTAGTGAGGCGTGACTATGCAGGTTCAAGACCCTAATAGCGTATGGCGTAACCAGGAACCGCATTGGATTTTAATTGAAGATCTGATGCAGGGCACTTATGGGATGCGCCGTAAGCATCGCCGTTACCTACCGCAGGAACCTAGAGAGCTTGATGAAAGTTACGATAACCGGTTAGCGCGTAGCGTATGCCCGCCATATTATCAACGGCTAGAGCGGATGTTAGCTGGCATGTTAACACGCAAGCCAGTTAGGTTAACTGATACGGCAGATATTATACAAGAACAGTTGTTTGACGTAGATTTACAAGGTAATGACTTAAATGTATGGACATACGAAACAACACGTAAGATGGTGCGTTATGGCCATGTTGGTGTTTTAGTAGATGCACCAAAGGCTGAGTATGAAGGCCGTCCATATTGGTGTACTTATACACCACGGGAGATTTTAGGTTGGCGTTATGAAGGCAGCGAACTGGTGCAGTTACGGTTAATGGAAAAGGTAGTGCTGCCTGATGGTGAGTATGGCGAGAAGACAGCAGAACAGGTGCGAGTGCTAACACCAGGCGAGTATAAGATATATCAAAAGCAAAAGAATACTAATTTTGAATTAATTGATGAAGGCACGACTAGCCTTGATAAGATACCATTTAGCGTAGCATATGCTAATCGGTTAAATATAATGGAATCAAGGCCACCGCTAGAAGATATTGCAGAGCTAAACTTAAAGACTTATCAAGTGCAATCTGACCTTGATAACCAACTGCACATCAGTGCCGTGCCGATGTTGGCATTCTTTGGTTTCCCGTCTGCGGCGGAAGAGGTATCAGCAGGGCCTGGTGAGGCGATAGCATTTCCGGCTGATGGTCGGGCAGAGTATATCGAACCTAAAGGCACTAGCTTTGACCATCAGTTCAAACGTTTAGAGCAGATTGCAGGGCAGATAAATGAGCTTGGTTTATCAGCAGTATTAGGGCAGAAGTTATCAGCCGAGACAGCAGAGGCTAAGCGATTAGACCGTAGCCAAGGTGATAGCACAATGATGGTAATTGCACAGAATATGCAAGATATGATTGATAATAGTTTACAGTTTCATGCACAGTATTTAGGTAATACAACTGCTGCCGGTAGCAGTTATGTTAACCGTGACTTCTTAGGTGCTCGGTTAGATCCTCAAGAAATTAGTAGTTTGTTGCAGCTTTATACCGCAGGCACGATAACACAGGAAACACTATTAAATCAGTTATCCCTAGGCGAAGTATTAGGCGATGAGTTTGATGTTGATGCAGAATTGGAGGCAACAGCTAATGCAGGATTATGACCGTACCAGCGGCTCTATATCGTAACGCGATAGACCTTAACCGGTATAGCAATAAAGTAGCAAAGGATATTATTGTTGTTTATAATGATATTATTGTTGATGCAGTTAACCAGTTAAGAACAATTGATGAGTTAGCAGCACCAGTAAAAGCAGCTAGGTTACGTGCAATACTTGCACAGTTGCGCGATAGCTTAAATACATGGTCCGGCGGTAGCATTACGGCATTATCTACTGAGCTGCAAGGATTAGCAGAGCTGCAGACTGAATTTGCTACTGAACAGCTACGCAAGGCATTACCAGCAGGCGCACGTACCGCAGTAAATACTGTTGAGGTTAGCCCGCAGTTTGCAGCATCAGTAGTAACAACTGACCCGACGCAAATAGGAGTTATAACCTTATCAGATGATTTGTATGCTGCTGTTCAAGGAGCACCGCAAACATATAGTTTAACGGCAACGCAAGGCACAATGATTACGCTGCCTAATGGCGAGGTAGTATCCAAGGCATTCCGTGGCATTGCAGTTGACCAATCCGAGCAATTTAGCCAAGTTGTACGTAATGGCCTACTAACAGGTGAATCCACACCAGCTATAGCAAAGCGATTAATTGGTAGGTTGCAGTTTGGTGATTATGGGCCGCTATCGGTTAAGCAATTAGCAGCAGCAGGCGGTGAGCTTACGGCAGTAGCTAATAACCAAGTTATGGCGCTTGTACGTACTAGCATCAATCAGGTTGCTAATGCTGCCAGCCAACAGGTATATGAGGCAAACCAGGATATAACCAAAAAGTATCGTTATATTGCAACACTTGACACCAGGACCAGTGCTAGGTGTCGTGCATTAGATGGCCGTGAGTTTGAGTATGGCAAAGGGCCGATGCCACCGCAGCATTTTAACTGTAGGAGCACAACGGTTCCGATTCTTGATTACAACCAGCTTGGTAAAGATTTAGGCATTGAAAATTTAGAACCACCACCAAGTGGTAAACGTGCAGCATCTGGCGGCATGGTGCCATCTGATACAACATATGGCGAATGGTTAAAAAAGCAACCTAGATCAGTTCAAAACGACGCGATTGGTGCAGATAAGGTGCCATATTTTAACCGATTAGCCGATAAGTATGGCGCTAAGGATGCTATGGCCAAATTGGTACGCGATGATGGGTCGGAGCTATCATTAGATGACCTCCGCAAGCGTTACGGTGCCATTAAAGAAAGGTAAAGGCAAGGACATGATTCAGTCGAACATCAAGGCTGAAATCAAAGCTGGCAAACCACCTAAGCAAGCAGTAGCGATCGCCTACGCTAAAGCTGGCAAAAGTCGCAAACCTAAAAAGTAAAATGGCTATCGGCGTTGGCTCCCGCGTCTCTTGGCAGTATCAAGGTAAGACCACCTATGGCGTGGTTACTAGCACTGCTGGCACTCGCGCTACCATCACTGGCCCTAGCGGCGGTAAGGTAACGCGGCTCGGCACTAAAGAAGATCCAGTATTACGGATTAAATCCGAATCTACTGGCAACCCAGTATTAAAGCCACGTTCTGAGGTAAAAGCAGCACCTAAGCGCAAATGATCAATTATCGCGGTGAGCAATTCGAGGGTTACAACAAACCCAAGCGGACACCAAAGCATGAGAGTAAATCCCATGCAGTATTAGCTAAAGAAGGCGAAACCGTTAAGTTGATACGTTTTGGCCAGCAAGGTGTATCAGGCTCACCAGCAGCAAAAGGCGAGTCAGCAGCAGACAAAGCTAGACGTGCATCATTCAAGGCACGTCATGCTGAAAATATTGCAAAAGGCAAAATGAGTGCTGCTTATTGGGCTGACAAAGTTAAGTGGTAGCTGATAACATAAGATTGCAAACGATTTGCACAAAATGACTGACGAACAATCAACAGCTCCCGACACACAAGCAATCCAAGCAGAACTAGAGGCTTTACGCCGCAAGAATGCTGAGTTGCTAGATGACTACAAAAAAGCCGTAGCACAAGCTAAGGCCATACCTGATGGTGTCAATGTAGATGAACTGCTGGAATTTAAGCGCCAAGCCGAGCAAACTGCCCTTGAGTCTCAAGGCAAATATTCCGAAGCAAGGCAGGTATTGGAGCAGCAGTACCGTGAGGCGTCGGCGGAAAAGGACCAGCGCATTACTGAACTCGAAGCCAAATGCCGTGAACTTGAACTCATCACACCAGCAGTAACAGCATTAGCAGATCTAGTGCATGATCCTGATATGGTGCTTAAAACTAAGTTAAGCAGCGATAAAATTGAACGTGAACCTGATGGCACTGTTGTAGTAGTAGATGGCTACCAACGCACACCAGTAGCTGAATGGGCTAAAACACTACCAGCATGGATGCAAAAGCAACCAAAACCACAAGGTAGCGGCGCACCATCAGGCCGTAGCACCACTGAGTTAGCAGGTATCAAAAACCCATTTGCACCTGAAACATTTAACCTGACGGAGCAATCAAGGCTGTTTAAGACAGACCGTGATATGTACGACAGGTTAAAGGCGCTAGCATAATTGCATCCAGTTGTGCTGGCTAGGGTTGTGCCCGAACTTGCAAACCACTAATTCTTGAGGATCTCATGGCGACACTTCGCTCTGACATCATCGTACCGGAGATTTTTACACCCTATTTGATTGAAGCTACCACTCAGCGCGACGCATTTTTGTCGTCTGGTGTAGTTCAACCAATGGCGGAGTTGGATGCTTCCGAAGGCGGTGATTTCATCAACGTTCCATTCTTTTCAGCTAACTTAAGCGGTGATTTTGAAGTACTGACTGACAGTTCTTCATTAACACCTGGCAAAATCACTGCCAACAAGCAAGTTGGTGTTGTTTTGCACCGTGGCCGTGCCTTTGAATCTCGCGATCTCGCAGCACTCGCTGCTGGCGCTGATCCTATGGCCGCTATCGCTACTAAGGTTGCCTCCTATGTAGCTAACCAACGTCAAAAAGATCTCATCAAGTGCCTTGAAGGTGTATTTGGCGGCTTGACCTCCAACACCGGCGCTGCATTTATTGATTTGTCTTTTGATAAGACTGGCCAAACAGCACTTGGTCCCCGCCAAGTAGCTAAAGCCCGTGCATTGCTAGGTGATCAAGGCGACAAGCTAACTGCTGTTGCTATGCACTCTGCTGTTTACTACGACCTAGTAGAACGCAAGGCAATTGATTACATTACTAACACTGAGGCACGTCTAAGCACTGCTGCGACTGGTGCTAGCACCATCAACGCAATTGCTGGTTCTATTGCATCTGCTTATGCCGGTGACAATTCAGTACCAACATTCATGGGCTTGCGTGTTATCGTTTCCGACGATTTAGCACCAACTAGCACCAACTATCCTGTTTATTTCTTCACCGCAGGCGCTATCGCTTCTGGTGAGCAAATGGCATTGCGCACTGAAACTGACCGTGACATCCTCGCCAAGAGTGATGCTATGGCAATTGATTTGCACTACTGCTACCACCCAATTGGTGCCAAGTGGGGAACTACCGTAAACCCAACTCAGGCTCAGCTTGCCACTATTGGCAACTGGACCAAAGTGTATGAAACCAAAAATATTGGTATTGTACGCGCTACTTGTACCTCTAACTACTAATAGTCATGGCAAGTATCTTTGAACTTGGCGACATTCCAGGCGGCCTTCTGCCTGGGCAAATGGGTTTAGCAGCTCCTACTGCTACTGCAACCCTAAGTACAGCTAACAGCTACAACGTCATTATCCGTGGCGTTCCTTCTGCTGCTGCTACATATACCACAGCTACGGCTGCGGCAATTGTGGCTGCTATCGGCGGCGACTGCGCTATTGGCACCACTTTTATGGTGGTTGTTATTAACGCATCGGCTGGCGCTAATACCATCACTATTGCTGGTGGTACTGACGTAACAGTTAGCGGCGTAGCAACTGTTGTGCAGAATGCTTCCAAGGTATTCCTTGGCCGTGTTACTGCTGTAGCTGCTGGATCTGAAGCCATTACTTTGTATGGCTTAGGCTCTACTGCTGCTGCTGCTGCCTGATGGGTTTATTTGCATTCCGGCGAATGCGTGATCGTGAGGCTATCTCCCAGGAGGTGGCCTCATTTTCTATTGCTGAGCCTACACTAATACCAGAGGAGGCTACTGATGGCAATCGTGATAGTGGCGACCCCAAACGCCGCCGACGCAAACTCGTACATAACGCTGGCGAATGCCCAGTTGATAGTTGACGGGTTGGTGCA